TATATATATATATATATATATATAATAATAATAATAATATATATNTNTNTTTTTATATCTTCTTTTTAATTTTTGTTTCTAGTAATCCAGTTATTAAATTTTCAATTAATACTAAATACTCATCATCTAATTGGGCTAAAGCAGAAACACTTTTATATATTCTTGAATCTGATTTGCTTAATTCATAAATCAAATCTGCAAGCTCTCTTTCTTTTTTAGGGACTATATACATATTCCCATTACCAGTTAAAAGCCATTCTCTATTTACATTAAATACATCACATAAATGATTTATGAATAATGGTTTGGGGTCAACCCTACCACATTCTATATTTGCTATAGCATCTCTGCTTACACTCAATTTATTTCCAAATTCAACTTGAGAAAGCTTTTTATCTTTTCTAATTTTTTTAATTCTTTCTTTCATTTTTTCCCTCCTATTATGAATTTTACCTTTTTTTATAGTGTTGGTCAACACTAAAAATATGTATTTTATATTGAAAAAAAGTTAAATATGATTTAAAATGTGTATATAAACATAATGGAGGTGTGCAAATGAACACAAAAAATGCCGAGAGAGTTCTTAGGATTTTTGAGGATATAAAAAAACTAAATGAAGAAGAATTAGATGTTGTTGACGAAGCTATATCTGCTTGTTTTATTGTTAAATCTCTTAAAGAAAATAATTTTAAAGAAAAATTAGAGATAAATTGTTCAAAAAATTTTTCATCTTAACATTACTATTTATATTTTTTTATAAAAAGTAATGTTAAAAGGAGGAGTTATGGCTATTTTTAGAGTTGAAAAAAATAAGAAATATACAGTAGTTGATAATTATTTTATTGATGATCCTAAGATATCTTTAAAGGCAAAAGGTTTACTTTTAATGTTTTTAAAGAGACCTGATAATTGGGATATATATTTAAGTGAGTTAGAAAAATGTTGTAAAGATAAAAAGGACTCAATGAATACGGCTATAAAAGAATTAGAGAAATTTGGTTACATAGAAAGAAATTTAAAAAGAGATGAAAAAGGAAAACTTATAGGTGGATATGATTATATTATCAAAGAAAAACCAGAAGCCTATTGCGGATTTTCCCTAATAGGTGAAAAACCTAATAGGGAAAATCCGCCCTTAATAAATACTGATATTAATATAAATACTGATATTAATATATCTAAAGATATATTAAGTGCCACTTCTATAAATCAAATAATAAATGAGTGGAATTCTTTAGGCTTACAAAAAATTATTTCTGTAAATGCTGGCACTAAAAGATACAAATCTTTAAAAGCTAGAATTAAAGATTATGGTTTAGAAAAAGTTTTACAAGCTATTAAAAACGTAAATGAAAGTAAATTCCTTAAAGGTGAAAATAATAGAAATTGGACTATAAGTTTTGATTGGCTATTAAACCCTAATAATTTTATTAAGGTCTTAGAAGGAAATTACAAAGATAAAGAAAATGGAGGAAAAAGTAATGGAAGCTTTAGACAGGATTTTGGCCAAAGTAAAGAACCAGGATATGACTACGACTATGACGAAATCATCAATGGCTTATAAATGTCCAAAATGTAAGGATACAGGTTGGATTTTGATAGAAAGAGCTCACGCTCAACCACTTGCAACTCGATGTACTTGTCAGTTTGAAAATAACGTTGAAAGAGCTTGGAAAGAGTTTGGACTAGATCCTAACCAAGTAAAAACAATAGCAGAATTTGAAACTTTAAATAATAAGCTATTAGAAAATATTAAAACAAAAGTTCTTAACTATGCTAGTAATTTTGATAAGGGCGAGAATGAATGGTTTTTATTTATGGGACAACCAGGGGCTGGTAAAACTCATTTAGCAACTGGATTAGGAGCAATTCTTTTTAAAGATAAAAAAAGGCAAGTTATTTATATGCCATATACAGAAGCTATTCAAGGTCTTAAAGGTACGGCCAAAGATTATGATAAGTATATAACATTACTTGAAAAGTATAAAAATGCTGAAGTGTTGGTTATCGATGATCTGTTTAAAGATAAAGTAAAAAATGGTCAAATTATTGCACAGTTAAATGAAATAGACATGAAACATATTTACCCATTATTGAATTATAGATATTACAAAAATTTAGTGACTATAATTTCTACAGAATGTGATATAGCTATGCTAGAAATGTTGGACAAAGCATTAGCTGGAAGAATTGTAGAAAGAGCTGGAAGAAACATGGTTATATTCAGGGGAGCAGAACTTGATTATAGATTTAAAAATTTAAGGAGAAAAAAGAGTGAATAAATTTTAGGAGTGATATATATGTGTCAAAATTTGAATAATAAAATTGATGAATTAAAGTGTCCAAGATGTGAAAATGAAAAATTAAAAGGAACTGAAAACTATTGTCCTATATGTGGCTTGAAGCTAAAACAGAAAGCTGTTCAAGAGATAAATACTCCTGAACAGGCAATAATTTATGTTGATTTAGATGAAAAACTAGTTAAAAAAATAATTAGAGAAATAATTGAAGAAAAACAAAATATTTTATTTCCCAAAGTTTTTTAATGTTTTATTAAGGGATTTAAATTCATTGTCTATTGCAGATTTACTTTTTTCAAAATTTGTACCAGCTTTTAAAGCTATTGTTTTTCTACAAAAAGGACAATGAATTTCTGTTCCAACTTGATTAAGTTTTATTTCTAATTCACTTTTGCAAATTGGACAGTTAATTTTGATACTTTTGTTGCCAAAAGTAGAGTTGAAACTTAATGACATGATATCACCACCTTTTATAATTTATTTCGACTTGGCGGGGCCGATACTTAAATTATAAATGGTGGGAATATTTAGAACAAGTTAAGGAGAGAAAGAATGAATAAAGTTGTGTTAATAGGACGATTAACAAAAGATCCTGAATTAAGATTTACAGCTGTAAAAGGTACTCCAACAGCACGATTTACATTAGCAGTAGCAAGACAGTTTAAAAGAGATGAAACTGATTTTATAAGTTGTATTTCTTATGGGAAAACAGCTGAGAATATAGCAAAGTTTTTAACCAAAGGGAGATTACTTGCTATTTCAGGAAGTATAAGAACAGGAAATTATGAGGCACAAGATGGAACAAAAAGATATACAACAGAAGTTTTAGCAGAAAGCTTTGACTTTATAGATTCTTCTAAGAAATTAGAAAAAACTGAGGATTGGGAAGAAGAATATGATTCCGACCCACCATTTTAAAATTATGAAAGGGGAAAAGTAATCACTATAGATTACATAAGTAATTTATAGTGATTACCAATCAAGATATTGAATAAAAAATTTTTAGATCATATCGCTTGTTTAAATTTGAAAACCAGTGAATATAAAATTATAATCTTGCTGCTTACACAAGATTATAAGCAAAGCGATATAGTTAAAATTTTAAATCTTAAAAAACAAAATGTAAATAGAAGTTTTAAGAGCTTAGAAAAATTAGGACTAATAGAATTAAAAAGAACTGAAGGAAATAATAAATATTTTGGATTAGTATCTCCAAACAAAATAATTACTAATATACCAGGGCAAATAAAATTTTAAAGTTTGAGGTGTGAAATATGAGGAGTAAGAATAGAATTAGAAAACTTTATAAAGGATATGATAAGGCTCTAAAGCCTTTCAAAAGAGAGATGATTGAGTTAATGGAATCTAACAAGGCTTTGGCAGTTGCAATATGTGAAACATATAGAGCAGGACAATATAGTTCTCAATACTGGAGAACTATAGGTTATTTTGGAAGAAATCATAAAGCAGCTTATATTGATTTTTGTAAAACGGGGTTATCAGGAAAGGTTCTTTGTGGTAGAGATGAATTTTGGTTAACTTTAAGATCTTGTGGATATTCTGATATTTATGAAAAATATAAAAATGCTATTCCAGAAAAAAAAGCATTTGGGATAATCTTTGGGAATGCATTAAGAATTATTAATAAAAGATGATGATATAAAAGTGTAGAAAGGAGAGCAATTATGAAAAATTTATTTTTAAAAATAAAAGGATTATTAGGTTTTTGTCAATGTGATAAGTGCTGGCATAGATCTACATTAACAGTAGAAAACAAAGAAGTTAAATTAAAGAGATATATCTGTGAAAATTGTTTTGAAAAGATTATGAATGTGCTTAGTTCTACAGAAATAGAAGAAGAGTAGGAGAGTAATTATGAGTAAATATGAAAAAGCTTTAGATGAAGTTTTAGGAAGACAATATTATGCGTGTGAAGATATGGAAGATTGCACATATTGTTGTTTTTTTGAAGAATGTGTAATAGCTTCTTTGGGGAATTGGGATGCAAATAAAAAACCTACAGAAGAAGAGTTTGTGAAAAAGATTAAAGAAGAATTGTTACTGTACGTGGAGGAATAGAAATGGAGAGAAAAGAGTTAGATAGTCTAATAGAAGTTAACTTTTATGATTTTGGAGAGTTTGAATATTATGCGTTAGTTGTAGCTGAAAATATGGAAAATGCAATTAAAGGTTATAAAGAAGTTGTTGCTGATATAGAAGATGAAGAGTTAGTGCCAAGAATAATTACTAGAAAAGAAGCTTTAGAAAAATATAAAAAAGGTGAAATTGAAGGTTGTGAAACTGTACAAGAAAAAGTACAGGATTTTTATAAAGAGGTAAGCGAGTTTAGAAATCCAACAACTAATGGAGGATATGAATATCTTGTGTTGCTAATGGATAGTTCATTATTATAGGAAATATTAAGAGAGGTGTTAAAGTTGAAGTTTTATTGTAAGTACTGTTTACATTGTGAACCAATAGGGAGGCAAAATAGTACATGGAATAGTATTGGTAGAAAAAGATATTATTGCAAGCATGAAGGTGTAAGCAATATAAGAGATAAACATGGATTTTTAATAGATGGATTTGTAGGATTCGGTGAAAATAATTGGAAAAGTCCATTAACTTTAAAAACAAGTCCTAGATGGTGCCCGAGAAAAAGAAGTGTTAAAGATGTCTGTTCAATGTAAGAATTGCAGAAGTTGTTATGTTTTCGATAAAGATAAAAACCAATATAGTTGCGATAAAGAATTTCAAACAAGAGCATTAGTAAATATAAATAAGCAAAGAGAGTGTATATATTTCATAAAGAAGGTGAAGTAATGGAAGTATTATTTAATTTAAAAGAATTTATTGAGAATGAGAAACTGGAATATATTAAAAATGTTAGGATAATAGCATGTGAGAATAAGGGTATTTTCTTTGAAATTGAAGCTAGTGAAAAATTTAAGAAATTAACAGAAGATGAAAAAATAGAATTAATTATTTGCATGAGAAATGCTATTTTAATGAATGAAAGATTAAATAGTCTATTTAAAGACATCCCTTTTGTAGTTAAAGAAGGTGAAATAATTGGAAGATATGATTTTTGAATATTTAGAAAAACATGCTACTAAAATAAGGAAGTCTACTGCAGTTAAAAAAATAGTTAAAGAATTTCGTCTTGAAAAATCTACAGCTATAAAGTTATATGAAAAATGGAGACGTACTTGGTGTTCAAAGCCAATTCCAATAACAGTAGAAGATAAAAAATTAAGTTTAGAAGATGAAATAATAGAATATGCACAAAATAGATCCCAAAATAAGAGAGCAAAATATAGTAAGGATGAAATAGTTTCTATTATGAAATTGAGATTTGAAAATAAGTTTACATTTAAGGAAATAGCTAGAGAAACTGGAATAGACCTAAAAAAAGTTACAGTAATATTAAATAAGGCTAATAGTTACGGATTTAAAATATAACATAATAGTTAGGAGCTTAAAGATGAGAGAGCTAAGAGAAGTAGAAGAATTATTAAAAAGTTATAAACTTATAAATGTTGAAATAGATAATTTAAAGTTAAGAGAGCTAGAAGAAAATATTAATCTAAAAGATGAAATAAGAATAAGGGAAAGAAAGATTGCTAGAATAGATAATGCAATTAAATCATTAAATAAAAAGCAGAAAGCGATAATAATAGAAAGATATATTGAAGGTCGTGGGAAACAATGTTGGAAATTAATTGCTAGAAGTTTATATATGAGTGAAAGAAGATGCTTTCAGCTAAAAAAAGAAGCTTTAGAAATACTATCAAATATTATTTGAAAAAAATGGATTGCAGAAAAATTGCAGAAAAATTGCAGTATTTTTGCAGTCTTTTTTTAGTGTTTATGTGTTAATATAAGAGTACAAAATTTAATATTCATCAAAAAAGTATTGCAGAAATGAAAAAATGTCCCCTTTGATGGGTTGGGGTGAACTATACATTTTTTTAGAAAGGAGAGTAGTTTTGAAGTCAAGTAAAAAGAAAAAAAGAGTAAGAGAGCTTTATAGGAATGGTTATAATGCTGCTGAGATTGCAGATATAATTACAAAAGAAAATGCAGCAGAAGGAATTAATAAAAAAACTACTCGAGAAGCTATTAAAAAATGTATTCAAAGAAACTTTAAAGATTTAAAAAGGGAACATAAAGAAAATGCTAAAGCTAGAAAAGAAGTTGAAAGAGCTTTAAATTATGAATCAAAGAAGTTTATTAGTGATAAGTCTTTAATATTAAAAAATAGAAGTGCATACGAAACTAAAAACAATGGAGATATTGTTTTAAAAAAAGAAACTGATTATGTTTTTGCTAGTGATATGCCTAGAAGATTAGTTAATGCTGATAAAGCTTTAAAACTAGAAGAATTAAAAGGTGATGAAAATATAAGAGTTAGTGTAAATAGTTTTTATGCTAATAATAATAAAAATAACACTACTCGTTTATTAAAGAATTATGAAACTGATATTCTTTTAAATAAAAAAATCAATTATTAAAATCATGGAGAGTTAGCTTAACTGGTAAAGCATTTTCCTATAAGATTATAAGTCAAAGGTTCAAGTCCTTTACTCTCCGAATTAAGGTTTTCATTTTTTTAAATACTCTCAAAGATTTTGTTTGCAGGATTTAATCCTGCTATGAGAAGTTACCCAAACGGGAAAAGGGAACTGATTATTTATTATCTTTTCTGTGGATTAATAAATAACTTTTATCAAGAGTTCGAATCTCTTACTTCTCACCACTCAACTTTAAAAAATAACTCTAAAATAAAGAACTATCATGTTGATAGTTCTTTTTTATTTACAGAAAGGAGGTGAAGGAATGGGACAAACTACTAAACCAATAACTGAAAAAAAGAAATTAGAAAAAATGAGCCATTATTTAAAGTGTAATCATCCAACAGCTTATATTTATTTCATATTAGCAACTAAAACTGGTTATAGAGCATCAGATCTTATTGATTTAACTGTAGCTGATGTTAAAGAAGCTATTAAGAAAAGAGAATTTTCTATTATAGAAAAGAAAACTGATAGTACAAGAGCAAATGATAAACCAAGAGTTGTTAAGATTGGAGATAATACAATAAGTATTCTTCAGCAATACATTAAAAATAAAAATGACTGGGAATATATTTTTCCTTCACCTATAGGAAGAAAGCATTTAAGTATTAGAAGAATGGGCGTAATAATTAATAATGCAGCTAAAGAATGTGATATTAATCATTGTGTTGCTAATCATGGACTTAGAAAAACTTATGGATATATGACTTATCAAAATATATTTAAAAATAAAAATGATGCTATGTATGCTTTACTTTCTGTACAAGATGATTTTGGACATTCTACTCCTGAAATCACTAAAAGATATATAGGGTTATATGATGAAGAAAGAAAAGGAACTACTGATTACTTAGATACTTTATTTTAATTAATTTTCCAGTTGAAAATCTTTTTTTGAAAATTTATGTTACTTTTTAAGCATAAGCGAAATTAACTAAAATTTTTTAAAGCGTATATATAGTAGAAACTCATTTTTAATAACTTCGCAGATGTATATAAAAGTAATGAAAAATACCCTAAAAAATGGGAAAAAGTATTTAAAATGTTACTGGAAATGAAATTAAGCCAAAATTAGCCTAAAAGGGTAAAAAAGTACCTAGGTTTAAACTTAATTGACTTTGTAATATAAGAGCTTTCAATACTTCATTAAGGTTTTTGGAGAATTCTCCTTTTTATCTCCAATTATTGGTATTTTATTTCTTTAATGCTGTAAAAATAAAGTACACTTTAATTTTACATTTATATTTTAACATGAATTTGTAAAATTAAAATTGTAAAATTGATTATTTTACAAAATGTAAATTAAATTATTGATTTTAAATTTACAATAAGTTATAATATAGTCAAGGAGTGATTATATTATGAATATAGCTTATGTAAGAGTTAGTACAGTAGAACAAAATGAAGAAAGACAATTAGAAGGATTAAAAAAGTATAATATAGAAAAATGGTTTTCTGAAAAGATAAGTGCGAAAGACACTAATAGACCAGAGTTAAAAGCCATGTTGGATTTTGCTAGAGAAGGAGATACAATTTTTGTTTGGGATTTTTCAAGGTTAGCAAGAAGTACAAAGGATTTATTAGAATTGGTGGAAACAATGGAAGCTAAAGGAGTACATTTTAAAAGCATTAAGGAGAACTTAGATACTTCAACGCCTACTGGAAAGTTAATGCTAACTATGATAGGGGCAATTAATGAATTTGAAAGAACTAATATGCTTGAAAGACAAAGAGAAGGAATTGCAATAGCTAAGGCGAAAGGTAAATATAAAGGTCGTAAAGAAGTTAATATCGAAAATTTTGAAGAACATTATAATAGATATATGAAAAGAGAAGTAAGCAAAAGTGCTTTAGCCAAGGAATTAAATATAAGTAGGCCAACTTTAGATAAGTTAATAAAAGAACATGAAGAAAAAGAGTAGATTTAAAACTACTCTTTTTTTATTACTTTAAGAAAGGAGAAGTTTATTAATGGAAAAATGGGATGAAGCTTTTAAATTATTTCAAGAAAGTAATGGACATATTACATCTCAAAAGATTGCTGATAAATTAGGGGTAAAATTATCCCAAGTTAAATATTGGCGTAAAAAATTTAAATGGAAAGATAAACTTAATAAAAATAGGGGGGCTCCTTTGGGCAATAAAAATGCTTTAGGTAATAAAGGAGGAGGAGCTCCAGAAGGTAATTTAAATAATTTTAAGCATGGGAATTATATTGATGAATCTAAATTTTCATCAAAGAAGTTCTTAGCTAAATATATGCCTAAAGCTACGAGTAAGATAATTGATGACATTGAAGATTCAGGAATTAATTCTTTGGATATTCTTTGGATAAATATAACTACTCAATTAGCTGCAATAATTAGATCACAAAAGATTATGCATGTTAAGAGTAAAAATGATTTAACTAAGGTATTAAAGAAAGAAACATGTGGAGAAAATAGTTACTCAAAAGAATATGAATTACAATTCGCTTGGGATAAACAAGCAAACTTTTTACAAGCTCAATCTAAAGCAATGAAAACTTTAGAAGGATTGATAAATAGTTATGAAAAGCTATTAAATACCAATTGGGATTTAGCTTCAGAAGAACAGAAGACTAGAGTTGAAAAGCTTAAAGCTGAAGTTAATAAGTTAACTGGTGACAACTTAGAAATGGAAGATATAAGCGAAACTGAGGACGATATTTATGGCAATGAAGAAGAAGAAAACAATTAATTTCAAGTTTTCAGATAAGCATAAAGATTATATTAGATCTTGTTCTAAGAATATGTATAACATTGCTGAAGGAGCTGTTAGAGCAGGTAAAACAGTTGATAATGTATTTGCCTTTGCACATGAATTAAAAAATACAAAGGATAAATTACATTTAGCTACTGGTTCTACTTCTGCTAATGCTAAGTTGAATATTGGAGATGCTAATGGCTTTGGACTTGAATATATATTTAGGGGACAGAGCCACTGGGGGAAATATAAAGGTAATGAATGTCTTTATATTAAAGGGCCATCAACCAATAATAAACTAAGAATAGTTATATTTGCTGGTACTGCTTTAGCTAATAGTTATAAAAAGATACGTGGTAACTCATATGGTATGTGGATTGCTACTGAGATTAACTTACATCACCCTGATTCTATCAAAGAAGCATTTAACAGAACCATTGCAGCTCATAAAAGAAAAGTGTTTTGGGATTTAAACCCTGATAATCCTAATGCTTTTATCTATAAAGACTATATAGATAATTATAAGAGCAAATATGAAAATGGTGAGTTAAAAGGGGGATATAACTATTATCACTTTACTATAGATGACAATATAAATATTTCTGATGAAAGAAAAGAAGAAATTAAAAGCCAATATGACAAGAATTCAATTTGGTACCAAAGGGATATATTAGGTAAAAGATGTGTAGCTGAAGGGCTTATTTACAGAAGGTTTGCTAATAATCCTAATTCATATAGAGCTAAAGAAAGTGATGTATCTAACTTAATGAAAATAACTATAGGAGTTGACTTTGGAGGGAATGGCTCAGGCCATGCTTTTGTTGCAAGTGCAACAACATTTGGATATAAGAAAGTCATTATATTATCGAGTGAAAGACATTTTGGTGATGATATAGATTCTGAAAAGCTTGGTGAAATATTTGTTAACTTTGTACAGAAAATAAACTATAAATATGGGTATGCAGAAGTAGCTTATTGTGATAATGCAGAACAAGTTTTAATACGTACTCTAAGAAATGCAGCCATAAAAGCTGGATTAAGTATAAGAGTAACTGATGCATGGAAAACAACTGTAAATGATAGAATAAATGCTACTACTAAGCTAATGGCACAAGATAGATTATTACTTACAAATGATTGTAAGAGCATTGAAGATGCTTTTTGTACAGCTATTTGGAATCCTAAAGAGATAACTAAGAATGAAAGGTTAGACGATGGTACAAGTGATATAGATAGCTTAGATGGTTTTGAATATAGTATTGAAAGAGATATTAGACGACTATTAGATGTGTTTTAACGACTTCGCAAAAAAAATATTTAGCGAAGTTATTGTGTTTTTCTCAACGAAGTTAAGCCATTTGTAGGCGTTTTTTTAGCTTTTAAAGTTTACTTGTACTAAACTTTTAGAAAAAAACTGCATTTTGTGAGGTAATTTTATGTTTGAAAGAGTTAATAAAATTTTTAAGGGGGTGTTAAGTATGATATTAAATAGACAAGATATTGCTAAAGAGCTAGAAATAAAAATAGCTATGAATAATGATATGGCCAACGCTATAGAGCTATGGTGTAATATGTATTCTAATAATCCTCCTTGGCTAGATGATGAAACTAAAACAATGGGTTTACCTGGAGCAATAGCGAATGAGCTTGCAAGATTAGTTACTATAGAATTTAAAAGTGAAATTTCAAATAATGAATTACTTAATAAAACTTATCAAGATTTAATAAGTGTTTTAAGAATTAATACTGAATATGCATGTGCTAAAGGTGGAATAGTATTTAAGCCATATTTCTACAATGGAAATATTGAAATTGATATAGTACAACAAGATAACTTCTTACCAGTTTCTTATACTTCTACTGGAGAAATTACAGCAGCAGTATTTTTAGAAACAAAAATTGTTGAAGATAAAAAATATACTAGAATTGAATATCATGAGTTTAAAGATGAAAACTATACTATTAAGAATTATGCATATGTAAAAAATAATACTATCATGATGGATAAATCACTTGGTAAAAGAGTTAATCTTAATTCTATTCAGGAGTGGGAAGATCTAGAAGAAGAAATAAATGTAAAGAATGCTAAAAAGCCTTTCTTTAGTTATTTTAAGATTCCACAAGCTAATCAAATTGATTCTAATAGTCCTCTAGGAGTATCTGTATTTGCTAAATCAACTGGATTGATTAAAGAAGCAGATAAACAGTATTCAAGAATATTATGGGAGTTTGAAGGCACTGAATTAGCTATTGATGTATCAGAAGCTATATTTTCAAGAGATAGCGAAGGTAATTTAAAAATTCCTAAAGGGAAAGAAAGATTATTTAGAACTTATCCATGGGAAGATAAAGAAAATAAAAAGAATTTCAATCCATTTTCACCATCTATAAGAGATGTAAATTTGTTTAATGGATTAAATAAGTTTTTAAGAAAGATTGAATTTAATTGTGGTCTTGCCTATGGGACTTTAAGCGAAACTGAGGACGTATCTAAAACAGCAACAGAGATAAAAGCTTCAAAACAAAGAAGTTTTTCAACTGTTAAAGACATTCAAAAAGCCTTACAGGATGCTTTAAAAGATTTAATAATAAGTATGGCTGATATAGCTAAATATTATAATATACCAGTAAAAGATATAGACATAGATAAGGATGTAAGCTTTGATTGGGACGATTCAATTATTGTTGATAAAGATACTGATTTAGAATCAATGAGAAATGATGTTGTAGCTGGTATTTTAAGAGCAGAGTTGTACCTGGCTAAAAAATATGGTGTATCAGAAGAAGAAGCTTTAAAGATGATGCCTAAGCTTGGAGATAGCCTTAAAAATAATCCACTGGATAGCTTGGAGGAATAGTATATGGCTTTAACACCTGAAGAATTAAAAGAGATTCCTGAAAGCTTTGTAAAATTATTTCAAGAGCTAGAAGAATTTATAATAAAAGATATGTCCAGGAGAATAGCGAAGGTAGGTGGGCTTTCTGAAAGTGCTAGATTACAAGTAATAAAAGCTCAAGAAATAGGAATATCTTTAGATATTATAAAGAAGAAGCTAAAAGAAACTTTAGATTTATCTGAAGAATGGCTTAATGAAATATTTAATAATGCTGGTATATATTCTATAGCTAAAGAAAATGAGTTATATAAATCAGCAGGCTTAAAGGAATTAGATGTATTAGAAAATATAACTTTAACTAAGATAATAGAAGCAACTATAAAGCAAACTAAAGGGGAGTTTTATAATCTAACAAGATCATTAGGGTTTGCTCAAAAGGTTAATGGAAAGATAGTTTATAAACCAATAGCACAATATTATCATGATGCTATGGATTTAGCTTTAATGCAAATAAAGACGGGTGTAATAGATTACAATACGGCCATAAAACAAGCTGTAGATAGATTATGTGAAAGTGGAATAAGAAATGTTGATTTTGAAAGTGGTGTAGTTAATAGAGTTGATACAGCAGTTAGAAGGGCTGTATTGACTGGAGCTAATCAAATGACACAAAGAATGACAGAGAAAGGTATGGAGGAAGCTGGATGTGATTTTGTAGAAACCACAGCTCATATTGGAGCAAGACCAGGACATGCATTATGGCAAGGAAAAGTATTTTGTTATTCAGGAAAAAGTAAAAAATATCCGCCATTTAGAGAGAGTACAGGATATGGTACTGGAGTAGGGCTTGGAGGGTGGAATTGCAGACACTCATTTTATCCTTTTATACCTGGTATTAGTGTAAGAGCATATAGCGAAAAAATGTTAGAAAATATAGACCCACCGCCATTCACTTTCAATGATAAAGAATACACCTATTATGAGGCAAGTCAACACCAAAGGTATATTGAGAGAAAGATAAGGAGTACAAAAGAAAGATTGGTTGCATATGATGCTGCTGGACTAGAAAAAGAATTTAAGAATGAAAGTATTAAATTAAAGCAGCAAGAAAAATATTATAAAGAATTTAGTATAGCAGCTAATATACCTATGGAAAAAGATAGATTACAAAAGAGAAAGTTTAGTAGAAGTATAGCTCAAAAAGCTGTATGGGCTAACAAGAAAGCTAATAAGTAATCTAAATTGATTACTTTAGTAATCTTTTATGATTACCCAAAAAGGTAGACATTTATAAACACAAATATTTTTAATTAAATTGAGTTTAAAAATATAAGTCAAATAATTAATAAACGTTTATAAATAACAAAAGTATTTTATAAACAAAATGGAGGAGATAAGATGAAAAGTAAAATAAAATTTCTTAAAACTAAAATTTTCTCAGTAGTATGCATGGTTCTATTTTTATATTTAGGTATTTGGAAGTTAGTTATATCAGGTGGAATTATACCGATAGCAACAGCTTTTGATATGGGAACTTTAACAGCAACATTAGTAGCTTTTAGAGTATTAAGTATTATATTAGGGCTTGTTATTGCTTATTTTGGATTTACATTTGGATTAGCTTTATTACTTTCAGTGCTAGGAATAAATTTAATGAAAAAGAAAGGTGGATGGTTTTAATGAATATACAAGGTAAAGTAAGAGTAGGATCTATGGACTATGATGTTATATTAACTGATGAAAAAATTATTAACCCAGATGGAGAAGAATGTCTTGGCCTTACAGATCATAATCTACATGAGATTAAAATTTCAACAAGATTACAAAATGAACAAGGGCAAGAAAAAACATTTTTACATGAGTTAATGCATGCAATGATTGAAGAAAGAAACTTAAATTTTGAATCTATTACTGAGGAAATATTAGCTGAAGATTTATCAACTATACTATATCAAGTGATTAGAGATAATCCTGAGATGTTTACGAAGAATTTAGGAATAACTGGAATGAGTATAGATGGTGTTTTTTGTGAAAAGTTTATAATAGGTCAAGAACCTAAAAGAATAGGTTTAAATTTTAATAAAGCTGCTAGAATTTCAGAAAAACAGATTGAAGATACTATTGAATTATTTAAAGGTAAAAATATAAATGAACTTTCAAAAAAAGATATTCCCGAGTTAGCAGAGATTTTAAGTGTAATCTTAAAAAGAGAATATAATCCACATACACAATTAATAATTGATTCTGAAAGCTTTAGAATTACTGAAGATGTATTTGGAGCTCCTTTTAATTGTAAAAAACAAGCTGAAATTAAATCAAATGATATAGCTAGGAATTTGGCAGTTGAAAATTTATTAAAAAAAATTAAAAAATCTAATTATAAAGATATTTTATCAAATACTTTAGATATTTTATCTTTAGGAACGAGTGAAGAATGTCCAGAGTATTTAGTTTTTAATGGTGAGAATATACCAGGAGTTAAATCATATTCAATAAACAAAAATGAACATGAATTTCCAAGTGTAACAATAACTTTAGATTGTCCTAATATAAATATTGTAAAAAGTGAACTATAGATTAAAATTACATTAATAATAAAAAAAGAAAAGGAATTGAATATTCCTTTTCTTTTAAAATTAAATTTTCTTAAGTTTATATCTTGGAGATACATACTTTTTACCTAGTATGTATATATATCTTTTGTTTTCAAGGATTTTTCCAGAGTCAAGAATTTCATTAATAGATAAACCTAGTGATAAAAAATCGATAATATTTATTTCCTCATTAGGTTTTTCTTTTAAGTAATTTAATATTTTTTCAGAATTTTTGTCTAACATAAGTGCACCACCTTTCATAATTATTTCAACTTAAATTTTTTGATATTTAAATTATAAAATATTGATTATTTTGGGACAATAAAGATTTATTAGATTAATTAGAGATTTTAAAGAAGGGGTAAATTATGCAAAAGAAAAATGAAACTAAACAAATATACATTGTATGTGATGGAGTAGGAATATATATTACACCTAAATATAGTGTAGAAGCAATATTAGAGTTTGTAACAGCAAAGAGAATATTAAGAAGTGATTCATTTATAGAGATTGATGAAGGTTTTTATGTTGATCCAAGTAAAATTTCTTTAATTAAAGAAGTTACAACAGATATTGAAGATGAGGTAATAACTATAAATAGTTAAAATAGGAGGTAGTTGAATAATGAAAAGTTATATTAGTACAAAGTTAGTTAAAGCAAAGCCAATGAATAGAGGAGAATATAATAAGTTTAGAGGATGGGATATTCCTAAAAATGAAAATCCAGATGATGAAGGTTATTTAATTCAATATCCAGATGGATATATTTCATGGTGCCCTAAGAAACAATTTGAGGAGTCTAATTTAAAAGTTGAGGATAATAAAAATCTAGCTAGTGGAGTTTCAATAGGTTCTAAGATGGTAGATGACTTTATAAAAGAAGTTCATGTATCTACTATTGGAGATAAAACAACTTTAGTAAGAGCTATCTTAGTTAATGGGTTTGAGATAGTTGAATCTACTGGTTGTGTAGATAAAGCTAATTACAGTGAAGATATAGGAGCAGAGATTTGTTTAAATAAAATTAAGGATAAAATATGGTATCTATTAGGTTTCTTATTACAAACAGCTTTTGAGGGGGTTAAATAATTATGGAAAATTTAAATACTATTCAAAAAAGAGAAAAATTAAACGAAGTTGTCATACTTGACGAAAAAGGTCCAGGTGGTGCAAATCATAGATATGAAATTGTTGCATTACAACCTAACAGTAAAGGTATAGTTAATATGTGCACTATTCAATTTCAAAAAGGAGCTAGAAAAGAAGAAGAATCTCAGCATGGTGTAATTGATAGTGATTTACTAGAAATAGTAAGACATAGACTTCAATGTTTTCAAGAAGGACCTTTTAGTTCCGAATATAACGAGAAAGCTTTAGAGCATATAGAATTAGCTTTAATGTATATGAATAGAAGAGTTGAAGATAGAATCGAAAGAAATGTATTAGGAACATATAATAAGTAATTTAAAGTCTTAGAAATAAGGCTTTTTTATTTTGCCCTAAGTATGGCGTAAACTACTTTATTTTATAAAAATAAGGAGTGATAAAATGCTAAAACATCATATAACAAAATATTATGAGAATGGCAAAAAATATGCAGAAGCATGGATACAAATAAATATATTTAATAGAAGCTTCTGCATACTAAGAAAAAAAATTAAAGTTTAAACAGGTTTCCACTTGTTACCTGACTTTTGTGTTGGTGGAAGTCTGTCACCTTGGTCTATGGTTACTACTCTTCCACCAGGAAGCTCCCCACCACGTGGGCCAACTTCTTTATATTTTCCTGCTGGTTGATTATCAGTACCAGGCTTTTTTAAATTAGCCATATAAGACACTCCTTTCCTAAAAGATACATGAATATTTTACCATATATATTTTTTTTAGGACAAGATAGTGTCTTTTTATTTAATGAATTAGAAAGGAAGGATATTGCATGGCAAAATTAAGTGAAATATTAGGAGATAGCTATAATACATTATCTGAAGAAATTAGAAAGCAATACGAGAATATTGACTTAGTTGATAGTTCTAAGTATGTAGAAAAATCAAAATTTGATGAAGTTAAACAAGCAAAAAAACAATTAGAGACAGATATTAAAGACAGAGATACTCAATTGGAAGATCTAAAAAAATCTGCAGGTGATAATGCAGCTTTAAAGCAACAAATAGAATCTTTACAATCTGATAATAAAAAGAAGGATGAAGATTATCAAGCAGAGCTTAAAGATTTAAAGTTAACTAATGCTATTAAATTAGCTATAGCTGATTCAGCACAAGATGTTGATTTAGTTTCTAGTTTAATAGATAAAAGTAAACTTATCTTAGCTGATGATGGAAAAGTTACTGGATTAGATGAACAAGTAACAAGCTTAAAAGAAAATAAGAGTTTTTTATTTAAAGTAGAAGAAAATAATAATCCAGGTAATCAAATTCAATTTACTAAGAAAATCACTGGTAATGATGGTGGAACTGGTAAACAAAGTTTATCTGATTTAATGCAAGCTAAAAATGCTAATCCTAATATGGATATTAGCTTTGAATAATAAATAAAAACAGTAAAGAAAGAAGGAATGTAAATGGCAACTTTCAATGAAAAAATATTTAATGGTGAAGTTTTTGGAAGATATGTAGAAACTTTACCTGCAACGAATAGGAATGAGCTTATAAAAAGTAAAGCTATAAAGCAAAGACAAGATTTAGTTAATGTTTTTGATTCACAAGTCGGAGGGAATTATGTAACTATCCCTATAACTGGTAGAATAAGTGGTAAACCTCAAAATTTAGATGGGGGTACATCAGCAGATCCAGAAACATTAAAAACATATAGTCATAGTAGAGTGGTTGTTGGTAGACAAGCTGCTTGGGTAGAAAATGACTTTAGTTACGATATAACTGGTGGAAAAGATTTTATGGAAGAAGTAGCTGCACAAGTAGCTGAATATTGGGATTCTGTAGACCAAGGAACAATATTATCAATATTAAATGGTATTTTTAGCATGACTGGAGCAGAGAATTTAAAGTTTGTTAAAAACCATACTTATGATGTTACAAAAGAAAAGGAAGCAGAAAAGCAAGTATTTGGTGCAACAACTTTAAATACAGCTATGCAGAAAGCATTAGGAGATAAAAAAGCTAAATTTAGTATAGCAATAATGCATTCAGCAGTTGCTACTAATTTAGAAAATTTAAAATTATTAGCTTATATGAAATATACAGATGCTCAAGGAATACAAAGAGATTTAACTATAGGTTCTTTAAATGGTAGAGCTGTTTTAGTTGACGATAATATGCCAACAAAAGATGTTAAAGCTACTGGAACAGAAGGCCATGAAGATTATAAACCAGGTTATACTGAATATACAACTTATGTTTTAGGTGAAGGAGCAATTGAATATACAAATTGCGGAACTAAACGTCCTAGTGAATTAGGAAGAGATCCTAAAACAAATGGTGGACAAACAACTCTTTACTCTAGACAAAGAAAAGTATTTGCTCCTTGGGGAATATCCTTTACCAAGAAAACAATGGCTTCTTTATCTCCAACTGATGAAGAATTAGAAAATGGTGGCAACTGGGAGTTAGTAAACAATTTAAAAGATAGTGATAAAGAGTATATAGATCATAAATTAATTCCTATAGCTAGAGTAATAACTAGAGGATAGTATTATGGCTGCATATGTTGATTATGATTTTTATTCAACAGTATTTGAAGGTAAAATGCCTTACAAACAATTTCTTATCTATGAATTTAAAGCAAGAAAATTCATAGATAAGATAACTTTTAATAGAATAAATGAAAATAATATTAACTATGATATAAAAATGGCCGTATGCATAGCAATAGAAAAAATTAAAAAGTCAGATTCTGAAAGGAGCTTTAAATTAAGCGAAACAGTTGGGAAACATAGTGTTTCTTATTCAGAAAGTCTTTTAAGAAGGTTTGAATCTAGTCTTTATAAAGAAATAAGTATTTATATACCTTCAGAATTGCTTTATAGGGGATGTGATTATTAATGGATATGACTTTATTTAATAGTGTTTATAATCCTGATACAGAGCATACAGAATATAAAAAGACTTATCTATATAATGTTGACTGGCAAGCTGGTAAGAAAATATCTGAAGATGGAAAAGGAATAATAAGTAATGATTTAATAACTTGTTTTATTCCTTTTAGTATAGATAGCTCAGATAATAAATCTTATAAAACTCCTGGAGAATTTATAAGATTAACTCCTGAAGAAACAGAAAATTATTTTACTCTTAAAAAAGGAGATTTCATAGTAAAAGGAATTATAGATTTTGAACTAACAGATTATAAGCGAGGGCAATGTATTAAAGATTTAATGAATTTATATGAAGTAGGAACAATTATAAGTATTGATACTAACGATTTTGGAAGCGAATACTTGCATCATTGGGAGGTACAAGCTAAATAATGGACGTTACTATAAAGTTAGATTCAGTAAATAAAATACTTGCTAAACGTGGATTAAATTCTGATGGAAAAACACAAAGATTCCTTACTACTGAAGTGGCCAGACTTTCAAATCCATATGTCCCTTGGAAAAGTGGAAATCTTAAAGATACTCAGGTTGAAATAAGGCCAACACAAATAAAATACTATGCACCTTATGCACAAAAACAATATTATGATAATGCTGGTATGGGAAAACAAGGGCTACATCGTGGGGGAATGAGAGGAAAGTTATGGATTCCTAGAATGATGGCAGATCGTGGAGATGAACTTATCGAAAGTGTTGCTAAAATGGCAGGGGGAAGAGCTAAATGAATACAGTTGAAGTTAACATAATAGAAAGTATAAGGACATTCATAAAAGAATGTCCTTTTTTAAAGGATTATATAGGAGCTACTAAACCTAAAGTTAATGTTGATTATCTTGGTGATACAGAAACAGTTTATTCAATAGAGAGAGTACCTTGTAATCCAATAATAAAAAAATATATTAATGGAAGTAAAATGAAACAAGAAGAGTTTATATTTTGTAGTAGAGAAAGCTACGGAGGAAATGTCTTTGAAAACTTAGAAAATATAAACTTCTATGAGAATTTTGTTTCCTGGTTAGAAGAGAAAAATAGAACTGGTGATTTACCTATCTTAGATGGTAACAGAGAAGTTGAAAAGATAGAAATATTAACGCCAGGATATGCTTTTCAGACTGATGTTGATAAAGCAAGATATCAAATACAATTAAGATTAATTTATATAGAAAGGAAGTAGAGAGAATGGCAAAATCTATAAGAAATAGAACATTAGTAGCAGACTATTTAAAAGTTGGAGAAGAATTTGTCTTTATGGGGACAGGTTTTACTGAAATTAATGAAAGTCCTAATGCTAAGACAAGCAAAAAACAATATGTAAATGATAAATCTCCAACATCATCTATTGTTAGTTATGAATCAGAGTTTAGTTTTGAAACAGATCAGATAAGAGATGAGAAAGCAATAGAATTTATTTGTGATATAGGAGAAACACACAAAGTAGGTGCTGAAGCAGAAACAGAATATGTAAAAGTTGACTTAGATAAGCCAGGTACTACTGATAATACTTTTAGAGCTAGAAAATTTAATATTGCTATACAAGTGGATGAATTAACCGCTAAAGATGGAGAAATGACTGCTAAAGGAAAATTTTTAACTAAAGGTGATTTAGAAGTAGGAACTTTTAATACACAAACTAAAACATTCACAAAAGGCTTTGAGCCTAAAACACATTAATTGAGGTGATATAAATGATAAAAATAAATGGAGTAGAATTTGAATATGATTTATACGATCTTGAATCAGCAGAAAAAGTAAAAAAAGAATTAGAGAGAGCTGCTTTTGCATTAGAGCATCCGCCTAAGAATTTAGATAGAATAAAAATGATAAAACTTACTGTTAAAGTAGTAGGTGATTGTCTAAATAATCTTTTTGGCAAAGGTGCTGCTAATAAAGTATTTAAAGGAAAAACAAATATGGGATTAGCCATGCAAGTATTCAAAGAACTTTCATTAGGATTGAGAAAAGAAGATGAACAGTTCGTAAAAAATATTGAGGATGATATAAAAGAATTTAGAAAATTTTCTCCAAAGAGAGTAGAACATAATTATAAAAAGAATAATAAATTTAATAAGAGAAGATAATGTATAAGAATAATATATTATTAGATAAACTTCCTACTAGAGTTAAAATTGGTGGGAAGTTTTATACTATAAATTCAGATTTCAGGATATCTATTTTATTTGAATTATTGATGCAAGATGATGATATAGAGGACGAGCTTAAAATAACACAAGCTTTAAAATTATATTTTCCTAAAATACCCCCTTTGAAATATATAGAAGAAACTATAAATGCGATAATGTGGTTTTATGGATGCGGAGATGAAAAAGAAGATCTAAATAAACGTATAAAAACTACTTCAAATAATTTAGAACAAGCGTATTGTTTTGAACATGATAATGCATATATCTATGATGCTTTTATAAGCCAATATAAGATTGATTTATCAACAATAGAGTATTTACATTGGTGGAAGTTTAGAGCCTTATTTGAGGGGCTCACAGAAGAAAATATGATAGTAAAGATAATGAACTATAGAACAATGGATTTAAGTAAAATGGATAAAAGCGAAAGAGAGTTCTATAAGGAGAAAAAAGAATTCTTTAAATTACCTAAGAAAATTAGTAAAGAAGAGGAAGAATATAAAAATAACATAGAAGAAATGTTAATGAATGGTGGAGTTTTAAACCTTGAAAAATTATAGTATACTTTTCATATAGAAAATATACGAAAGAAGGGTAAAAAATGTATATTAGAAAAAAGAATAAAAACGCTTTTACAGGATTACATGTACAAGGACTTCCTAAAATGAACGAACATTCTTCATTAGAAATGTTTATAGATGGAGATTTTTTAGTTTTAGAGCATTTAAAAGGAATTGGATTTTTTAATAAAAATGTAGAGGTAACAGATATTTTTAAAATACATCATGATAAAATAATATCTTTAGATATTATTGATAAAACCAATATTTCTTCTAAGAGTAAATCTGTTGTAGGTAGAGGAATAGCTGGTGATTTAATCTTTGGTCCAGTAGGTGCCGTACTAGGTGGAATGTCTGGAGCCAAAACAGATATTAAATCAACAACCATTTATTATTTTAATATTGCATACTATGGAAAAAATGAAAATGATATTAAAACTATCATATTAAGACTAGGATATGATAATTCTAAGGCATTAAAATTTATTAGAGAATTTAATGATAAATTCATGCTAGATGAATCTATGATTAACGAAAATGGAGAAATAATTTTATAAATTAACAGTCTTTAAATTTAAGACACTTACCAATTCGGTAGGTGTCTTTTTATTTTGCAAAAAAGGAGGTGATTACTATAAGTGATGGAACAGTTATTATAGATACTAAACTCGATAATAGTGGTATAGAAAAAGGAACCAGAAATATAAAAAAAGAAGCTGCAAAACTTGCTCATGAATACAAACGGGCTGGAATGAGTTCATCTGATGCATGGAAAAAGGCATGGAGTGAAATAAGAAAAGAAAACTCATCTGGAACTGAAAAAGTAAAAAGAGATATGAATTCAATTGCTGCAATAGCAAGAAAAACTGCCGCCGTATTAGGCGGTATTTTTATTATCGATAAAATAAAAGATTACACTAGAGAAATTTATAAGGCAGGTATAAGCTATGATGCATTATCTGAACAAGCTTTAGTTGCATGGACTACAATTTTAGGAAGCCATTCCGAAGCTGTAAAAATGATGGAGAAAATAACAGATTATGCAGCAGAAACTCCTTTTAGTAAAATGGGAGTTGATACTATGGCCAAACAATTAGCAAATGCTGATTTTAAAGGTCAAGCATTATTTGACCAATTAACCAAGTTTGGTGATATGGGGTCAGCATTTGGAATACAAGAAGATTCATTAAAAGAAATGGTTAGACAATATGCCCAAGTACAACAGGCTCAAGTTGCTTATACAGAAGATTTAAATATTTTACAAGATAGAGGTATTCCAATCTTCAAAGCTCTTGGAGAGGTAATGGGAGTTCCAGTATCACAAGTTAAAAAATTGGCTTCTGAAGGCAAAGTAACAGCAGATGTATATAACAAAGCAATAGATAGCATAGCTTCTCATACTAAGGGAGCTATGGAGGGACAATCTCAAACATTTAATGGGATGATGTCAACATTGGAAGATAACCTAAGTGTATTGTGGGGTTATTTAGCCCAAGACTGGTTTGAAGGTATAAAAGGTTCTTTAAGTAGTTTTTTACCTAAGTTTGAGGAATTCGTTAAGTTAGTTGGAACAGATGGATTAAGTGGGGCTGTTAGTAAAACCGTCCCTGAATTAAGCCCATTAGTTGATATGTTGAGTAACCTAGGTAATTTACTACGGACAGTAATTATACCAGCTTTTCTTAATTTTGGTCTTTTTATTTCTCAGCACATTGGATTTATCGGAGCTCTTGCAGCAGAAGTTGGAATTTTGGTTCTAGCATTTAAAGCTGCAACTATTATTATGAGTATAACTAAATTTATTAAGGACTTAAAAGGTGCTATGTTACTTTTGCGTGAAGCAACTTTTGCAGAAACTGTTGCACAATATGGGCTTAATACAGCAATTCTAGCTAGCCCCATAACCTGGACAATTGGCTTAATATTGATTTTAGTTGCAGGATTTATATACTTGTGGAATACATCCGAAGGATTTAGGAATTTTTGGATTGGCATGTGGAATGCAGTAAAAGAAGCTTGTATTTCAGCTTGGAATGGTATATCACATTTCTTTACTGAAACAATACCAAATGCTTTTAAGAAAGTAGTTAATTTCTTTAAAGAAGATTGGAAGGAAATATTATTATTTATAGTTAATCCTTTTGTTGGTGCTTTTGCACTAGCTTACAAGCACTGTGAGGGGTTTAGAAATTTTATAGATAATTTAGTTGAAAGTATTAAAGATTTTTTTGTTAATGGCTTTGAATATCTTAAAAATGCGGTATCTAACTTCGGAACTTTATTAGTTACAAAGTTTAAAAATTGGTGTGATGAAGTATGGATATTATTTACCCAAACTATTCCTAGTTGGATTCAAAGTATAGTTGATTGGTTTTCAGAACTTCCACATCATATAGGATTTGCTTTAGGTTTTGTAGTTACAAAACTTATTATGTGGGGAGTAGATATGTTTAATTACATTACTACTAACGTGCCTATTTGGATAGATAATATTACTAATTGGTTCGCTCAATTACCAGGTCGAATTTGGACTTGGTTAGTAGATTCCATAAATAAAGTAAAACAGTGGGGCTATGACATGGGAGTTAAAGCTGGCCAGATTGCAGCTGAATTTTTAACAAATACTATAACATGGTTTTCTCAACTTCCAGGTAGGTTATGGACTTGGTTAACTAATGCTATAAACAAAGTAAAACAGTGGGGCTATGACATGGGTGTCAAAGCTGGTCAAATAGCTGCTGAATTTTTGAAGAATACAATAGATTATTTTTCAAAATTACCAGGTCGAATTTGGGAATGGTTAGTAAATACTGTTTCTAAAGTTAAAGCTTGGGGAGTAGATTTATGGAATGCTGGTGTGGATTCAGCTAAACAGTTAGTTAAATCTATTATAGAAACTGTAGAATCTATTCCAGGTAAAATGGTTGATATAGGAAAGCGTATTGTAGAAGGAATTTGGCAAGGTATTATTAACGCTAAAAACTGGTTCATGGATCAAGTACATGGATTCTTTAGTGGTATTGTTGATGGTGCTAAGGCAGCACTTGGAATTCATTCACCAGCTAGAAAAATGATTCCTGTCGGTGATTATACTGTACAAGGTATGGAAGTTGGTATTGAAAAAAGAATGCCTAACTTACAAAGCAATATGAAAGAAAAGTTAATGGATTTAACTAGAAAGATGAAAGCTAAAGTAGCTTATGAATCACAAAGTTTAGGTGCTTCTATAGTTTCAAGAAATACAACTGAAATTATCAATAAAAACAATAATAATGATGAAAATAATCCAAGAAAATTTATTTTAAATATCGAAAATAAAAACTACCTAGATGGTGAAGAATTAGCAGGACATACAACACAAAAAGTTATCGAAAATATAGGTGAAAGCCAAGACAGCTACACAATAAGTACAGGAGGTGATTTCAGTTTTGCGTAAGCCATTTTCTTTTAATTTTAATCATAAAAATTCATGGACAGATTTTAAAATAAAAATTTTAGAAATTACAATACCATTTCCAAAAAGAAAAGAATCAACTATAAAGATTCCAGGAGGAGAAGATCTTGTTGAAGTTGATGGTGGCTATGAAGATATTACTATTCCTGTAAAAATGGATATTCTTGATAAAAGATTAATTGAAACTAAATATAGAGAGATTAAAAAGTGGTTGTCTTTTATAGAGGATGACCACTTTATTCTTTCTGATGATTTGGGATTCTTTTATAAAGTAAAAATGATAGACCTTAAAGAATTTATAACTGAATTTCAAACTTGTGGAACTGCTACAGTTAACTTTACTTGTTCACCTTATTTATACTCAGTCAATGGAGAGTATGAAATTGATTTTGAAAATAATCTTTTTAATGAATTCCCACTTAATGCAGAACCAGTTTATAAAATAGTTGGTAATGGAATCATTAAATTAAATATAAATTCAAAAATAGTTACTATCGACTTAGCAGATGAAATAATTGTAGATATTCCTAGAAAATTAACTTTAAGAAATGGATATTTTGAAGGCAAAAGAAAAAAAGGAGAATGGGAAGATTTAGAGCTTATTCCTGGAGATAATATTTTAAGTTATGAACTAACTCCAGGAAGCAATTTAGAATCTTTTACCTTAATTCCTAATTGGAGGACACTATGAGTATTGAATATTACAAAGGGAATAATACTAATTATGAATTTGACGGTGATGTTACTCTAGTACCTAATAAAGCAATATTTGATATAACTATGAATGGTATTTGTGAAATTGAAATAAATCACCCTTATGACAAAGAAGGTAGATGGAAAATAATAAATGGTAATGGGGTTATAAAAGCCCCTACCCCTTATTCAAAAGGTCAATTATTTGTTATTTATAGCATAGATAAAAATATGTTAACTACTGGTCTTAAAATTAAAGCTAGACATATTTTCTTTGATTTGTATTATTCAACTACAGAAGATATAAGAGCTGTTAATTGTAATTGTCAAAGAGCATTAGATATTCTGTTTAATGGTACTAAGTTTACTGGCCACTCTAATATTAAAAAGATTAATACTTGTTACTTTGTTAAGCAAAATAGAATTGAAGCTATAAATGGAAGTAATAAGGACAATACAATTATAAATAGATGGGGTGGAGAAATATTCCTTGATAACTTTAATGTCTATATAAATGAGCGTATTGGAGAAGATAAAGGGCTTGAAATTCTTTATGGAACTAATATGTTAGATCTTGGCCTAAAAGAAAATAGAAAAGATATAGTTACTAGAATTAAACCAGTTGCTTTTAATGGTATAAGATTACCTGAATTATTTATAGATAGTCCTTTAATAAGCAAATATAGAATTGTATATGAAAAATATATTGAATTTAGCAATTTGAAATTTAAAGGGGATCTACAAAATGAATCTGAAGATACTGAAGATGGAAGTATAATTTTTGAAACTAAAGAAGAGCTTTATAATGCTTTAAGAGAAGAATGTAAAAAGCTTTTTGAAAATGGTATAGATAAGCCTAAAATAACTGGAAATGTTAAAGTAGCTGCATTATCTAATACAGAAAAATATAAGTTTGTAAAAGACTTAGTTAATATAAATTTAGGTGATACATTAACGGCTAAACATTTAGATTTAGATATCGATATAAAAGTACGTTGTGTTGGTTACAAATGGGATATATTAAAAGAAAAATATATTGATGTTACCATAGGTGATGTAGTAAAAAATTATTTCCAAAATCAAAGTGATACTACTCAAAAGGTTAATTCAATTTTAAATGAAAACGGAACTGTTAAAAGTTCTGAACTTGAAGGAGCAATAAATGCTTTAAAGGCTCCTTTATTAGCTCAAAAAAGTAGAGCTAAAAAATCAGATGTAGTTGCATGGATTCAGGAAGTTTTAGATCCAAACGACCCTGATTATGGTTGCTTATTAGGTGGAACAAAAGGGATTCTTTTATCAGATGAAAGATTAGATGATAATTCTGATTGGGATTTTAAAACTGCTGTTACCCCTAAAGGAATTATAGCTGATTGGATAATAGGAAAACTTAGAACCGTTCTTATTCAAAATATGGATGCTTCTTTTGAAATTGATTTAAATAAAACTGGAGGAGCCTTATTTAGAAACAATGGGAAAGATGCTATAAAGATAGAACGAAATATGGTTCAATTATTCAACTGGGCAAAAAATGGAGACTATATAGGTGCTTTAATGGCATTAATTAAAGGTGATAATCCTGATAAACCACTTATAGGGTTAGCTAATGATGTTGATGCAGCATTAGCTTTAGGATATGAAAAAAAGGATAGTAAAAGTGTTCCTTCGTATATTGAATTTGATAAATATAATATCTTAGAAGATGGTAAACCAATAAGAGTTTATGAAGAGATAGATTTTAAAGGCAATAAAGTTTATAACATAGATATTCGTTCAGACAATGGAAAGAATAATTTTTATGTTGGAGACCATTACGTAAATATTACAACTGAACATAATGAAATCGTCGTGTCAAATGATGGTATTAGAATGGGAAAAGATAAATCTTTATTTTTTGATGCTAGAACTGGAGAATTGAGATGTAATGATCTAGTATTAAATGGTGTTATTAAAAATACAAGTGGTACTACTGTGTTTGATCCAAACTCTCCTATAGGTGGAGGCGGTGTAGATACTCTAGGTAATGTTAGTAAAGGAATACCTTCAAGAAAATATTTTAGATATGTTAAAGGAATAGAAGGACTACAACAATATCCAGGTAATATTGGAGATGGTGAAATTACTTATGGATATGGAGTAACTAAATCTAACGAACCAACTTATTTTAATAAATTAGGTAATCCACCTTGTTCAGAAGAAACTGCATCTAGAGTTTTATTTGAATTAATACCAGACAGATATGGCTCTTTAGTTAAAAATCAAATGCTTAAAGATGGTTTAGACCTTAGTAAAGTTCCTATAAACGTTTTTGATGCATTTGTAGATTTATGTTATAACTCAGGCTATTATAATTCTCGTATGTACAGAGCTTGGATAAGGGGAGCCAGTATTAATGAAATTTATAGTGATTGGTTAACTTACGCAACCATGCCAGGAACAATTTTCGAAAAAGGATTAAAGCGTAGAAGAAAGGAAGAAGCTGAAATGTTTAAAAACGCTAACTACATTATGTCCCCTATTGGAATTTTAAATGCACGTGGAGATCAAATAGGTACAGTAAAAGGGGATGGATACTTCCCACCTATAGAAAGTAGTAACTTTAAAACAATAAATAATGAGTATGGCAATGGTTGGATTATTCCAGTAAGTAATGGACATGTAACAGCAACATTCCCTTATTATCCTTCAGGAGCTCAACATTCAGGAATAGATTTTGGTGTTCCTATAGGTACACCAGTTAGAGCTTCAAAGTCAGGTAAAGTTATAAAAAGAAGAGAATTAACTACAAGCTATGGCAAATATTTATTTATAGATCATGGCGGTGGATTAGTTACTATTTACGCTCATAACAGCGAATTGCTAGTAAATGAAGGTGATACAGTAAAAGCAGGACAAGTTATAGCTAAGTCAGGCTCAACTGGTAATTCATCAGGACCTCATGTACACTGGGAACTTAGAGTTAATGGTACAGCACAAAATATAGCTCCTTCTTTAAAAGTTGGAGATTTAGTGTAAGAGAGTAGTTTTCTACTCTCTTTTTTATTACAAGAAAGGAGAAGTAATTTATGCAATATTTAGAACCACCTAGAAAAGTTCATATAAATCGAGATGATCCAATAGAAATTAAAGCTGTTGAGCATGATATTAAATCAAGATTTATAGATTTTAAGTTTCTAAGTGAAATTAATATTATAGATTTAACATATAGTACAGTTAGAATTCATGGTATAAATCCTAAACATTTTTATATTTTTGATGAATTAACTATAGTTGATAGTAAAAAAGGAATTGCAAGATTAGAATTAACAGATGATTTTTTAATTCCAGGAACAGCAGATTATCAACTAACAATCCGTGATTCTAATGGTGGCCGTCTTACTCCACTTTGCTTAGTTAGATTAATTATTTCTAAAAGTTTAGTAGATACTGAAGCTATACAAAGTTCTAATAACTTTTCTGCTTTAGATAAAGCTCTTACAAAAGTAGAAAATTTTAATGATGTAGATGTAAGAAGTAAAGAAAATCAAGCTAACATTAAGAAAAATGTAAAAAGCATTGAGGATTTAAAAAATAATTTAAATACTACAACAGAAAGAATGCAAGATAATACAGAAACTATTATTTATAATCTTAAAAATAAGGAAGGTTCCTACGGAGATTGTATAGTAATAAAGGCAGATGATGGAACATTCTCTATGATAGATTGCTTCATGGAAGAAAATTATCAAGTGCAGATCCAACAGCTAGATAAGATTGGATTGAAAAAACTTAAATATTTATTTACTACACATGATCATAGCGACCACATAGGAAATGCACCAAAGATTATAGAAAAATATAGACCTGACTTTATCGTTTATAAAGACAGTATAGATTATTCTAGGTTGCCAAGCGTAGAGCAAGAATGGGACACTAAAGGATACCATGACAGAATGTTAGCAGCAGCCGATAAGTTTGGAGTACAAAAGATAGTTGCTAATGACCAACAGTTTAAGATAGGGGAAAATGACTATATAGAAGCTTTTGCAAGTAAATTCTATGACTATACTAATGAAAATAGTATGAGTATTAATTATCTTCTAGTATCTCATGGAACTAAAAGCTTATTCCCTGGTGATAGTACAACAGCTACCGAGGCTCATTTACAGAATAGAATAGGTAAAATAGACCTTTATAAACTTTCTCATCACGGAGCTGATGGTGGGAATAGTGATAAAAGATTTGAAGAGTTACAAGCTAGGTATTGTTTAATAGATAGATTAGATGTTTATAAGAAAGACATTATAAAAAACTTTGCTTTAAAATGTCTAAAATATGGCGGTAAAGTTTATTCAAATGATAATAACGATATGACAGTATTTAAAATAGCAAGGGGTGCTATTTATCCATGTTGTCATGAATATAAATTACCACTTCAATTCCTTGATTACTATAGTGGGAAATATAAAATGACTAATGAGGCTGGAGGTATTGCAACTAAAGGAATATATCCTTATAAATCAGACTTCTACTTTGTAAAGGATGATGGATTTATAGCAACAAATGAATGGATAAAACATGATGGAGTTGATTATCACGCTAGTAAAACTGGTGCTTTAGATAGAAACTGTTTCATACAAGGAACTTTTAACGAAAAGCCATGCTACTATTGGATGGATGAGAATTGCAAAATGGTTACAGGACCTAAACTTATTTATTATAACAACAATACTTATATAATTAAATCTAATACCCTTATGGCTAGTGCTGAATTTATTGAGTATCAGCAAAGTTGGTATTATGCTTTAGAATCAGGGGCTTTAGTAAAAAATGATTGGGTTTTCAAGGATAATAACTATTATTGGATGAAACCCAATGGAGTGATGGCTAGTGAAGAAACCTTATTTATTGAAGGTAAATGGTATGACTTTAACGGAAGTGGAGTATGTACTAATCCAAGTGCAGGAAGAGATACAAAAGATAAGTAGAAAGGAGTGCAAAGTGTGAGTGAAATAGGATTAGATATTAATGTCGATTCTTATAATAACGAAGGCATTAAAACAATAAAAGGCAATAATAACGCAGAAATCTATAAACTATATATCTTAAAGAATAAAAGAAGATTAAGTTTAGTTGGTAAGACTGTTAAACTTGGCTACGTAATGGCTGGGACAACAAAGGGAGACATTATAGAAAATCTAAACATTACAAATGCAGAGCAAGGGGAAATTACCTTGCCAATAACTAATAGAATTAGTAAGAAGGATGGTGTCTATAGTTGTCAATTAGCTATCTATGGAGCAGATGAATTTTTAGAATATACAGCAACATTTGGATTAACTGTAGAAGCTAATATATTTACTAAGATAGCTGGAGAAATAGAAAATAGTAAAGACTTAACTTATATAGAAAGAATCTTAGATGAAGCTAAAATAGTTAGCGGAGATTTAAAAAATAATATTCCAGTAGCAACTAATTTAAACAGATCTTTAGAAAGTAATATTAGTAATGCTAGAAATATTAATACAACTTTAGCAGATACAACAGAAAAATCTAAAGTAGCAGCAACGGATGCTATAGAAAAGAAAAGTCAATTAGAAAGCTCAATTACTAAAGCAAAAGAATTTATAGAAGGACTTGATGGAAGTCAAAACATTCCTCAACTTAGACTAGATGTAACAGAGCTACAGAATGGACTTAAAAGTAATCAAGCTTTGGCTTATCAAGGGAATTATATAAATGCCGAAAATACCCTTGAAGGTAGAACAGAAGGTATGAGGATTGGTGGTAGGACTTTAGTTAATTTAGTTAAATACAGACTTAATAATCAAAAAGTGGGTAATCCTTCATTAAGTGCAACTTTATGTACAAATGAAATGTTTAAAATTAATACTACTTATACCATTATTTATACCATTAACTCAATAGAAAGTGGTACTGGTAAAACAACTTTAAATTTTAGTGGTGGTATGAGTGCTCCAGACATTATACTTAATTCAAGTAATTTAGTTGGAACTCATAAACAAACATTCACTTTAAGCACTATGCCAAGCGTAACACATAGAAATGTAAGTTTATATCATCTCGATAGGGGAACAGTTAAATTATTTTCAGATGTGCTAATTATAGAAGGAGAAGTTGATTTTGTACCAAACTATTTTGAAGGATTAAAAAGCTTTGGAGAAGCAGAACCAGAAGGAGATAAATATAAAATCACTTTATTAAGTCATGGTAAGAATTTATTCAATATCAATGGCTTTAAATCAACTTCTCTTGCAACTTTAAATAATGGATTATATACTACACCAAGGGTTTTAAATAGTTATAGCACTTCAAATTTATACTCAAATGAAAATAAAGGCAAATTATTATTAAAACCTAATACAACATATATTTGTAGTGCCTTAATACGAAAAACTCAAGGTACTGGTGAAATGAATTATCTTAGTATAATTACAGCTCCTAAAAACTCATCAGTAATAAGTGGTGTAAATGGTAATTGGTTAAGCAAACCTTCATTAAATTCAAAATTCCAAAGATTTGTTTATAAATTCACAACTGGGAATAATGTTTATGTTGATTATTTCTTTGGTTTTCAAGTAAGTCAAGAAGCTGCAAATTTACTACTTGAATTAAAAGAAATTCAAATTGAACAATCAGAAAAGTTTGAAAGTTATCAAGAGTATAAAGAAGATAAAAAAGATATTTTAATAAAAGAGCCATTAAGAGGATTTGATGAAAACACTTGTGATGTTATATACGAAGATAATGGACAAGTAAAAATTAATAGAAAAATGGGTAGTTATACTTTTAATGGTAATGAAGATAGTTGGCATTTGCAATCAATTAATGAGCATGGAATAGCAAATTTTCAAATGTCTATAAAAAATGTTAGAGGTAGAATTGCTCTATGTAATAGATTAGTCCAACAAAGCACACTTATATCAGAAACAACAACTGAAGGATTTCATATTTCAGAAGATAATGCTATTTATATAAGACTTAAAGAAACAACAGCTAATAATGTAGAGCAATTTAAAACATGGTTATCAAATAATCATATAAACATAATTTCTGACTTAATAAAGTCTAGTACTGAAGATGTAGAAAATTGTGTAGACATAGATTTAGATACCTACCAAGAAAAAACATACTTTAATATCTTAAACTCAATTCCAGGAACTTTAGATTTTAAAGTCCCTTCAAATATAGGAAGTTTAGTACAGAGCAATGCAAAAGAAATAAATAATATAAATGAGTTTATAAATAACTTTATACTAAAAGCTTTATTAGAAATGAATAAAGACTTAGCAGCAATAAAAATTAAAAATGGATTAAATTAGAAAGGATGATGTTAAAATGGCATACGAATTATGTAAACTAAATATTCAAGGAGGAAATTACGATAGAAAGGATATGTTAGAGTGTTTAAATCTATTTAGATTAACAAATCAGCTAACAAATGAGCAATATTTAGAGTTATTTAAACTTATAAATCCACCAGTAGAAGAAAAACATGAAACAACAGAAGTAGGAATACAAGCTTAATAAAATAATAGAGAAATAGGATAAGACTAGAGATAGTCTTTTTTTATTTCTCTAAATTAAGAAAGAGAGAAAAGGATGGAGAAGGTATTTGATTATTTAAAAGCAATAATAGTAGCAATAGGAACTGGATTTACCTGGCTATTCGGAGCATGGGACACACCTTTAGCAACATTAGTTGTGTTTATTATATTAGATTATATAACTGGGTTAACACGAGGGTATGTAAATAAAGAATTAAGTTCTGATGTTGGATTAAAAGGAATAGCTAGAAAAGCAATGATACTTACAGTTTTAATAGTTGCTGTAATGCTAGATAGGTTACTTAATAATGGGACTTGGGTATTTAGAACAGTGATTTGTTATTTTTATATAGCAAATGAAGGAATAAGCTTATTAGAAAATGGAGCAGCACTAGGATTACCTATTCCTGAAAAATTAAAAGATGCTTTAATACAACTAAGAGAAGGTAAAAAGAAATTTTAAATAAAAGAAAGGATGATATTAAAATGGAAAAGATAATAGAACCAATATTAACAGCTTTAACTTTAGGAATAGTTGGAGTTATTTTAGCTATTATTAAAAGTGTTGGAGATGTTACTATCCAATACATAGCTAAGAAAAAGGAAATGGTAGAACAAAAATTAAAGCTAGATCAGCATGAAGAAGAAATTAAAACAGCTAAACAAATATGGAATATCGTTGAGGAGAAATATCGTATAACAGATAATATAAAAGATTTAGCAAAATCAAAAGCAGATTATTTTGATAAATTACTTTTAGAAAAAATACCTTATTTAACTGAAGATCAAATAAAGATGTTACGCCAAGCTATAGCTGGAGAAGTTAATAAAGGTAAAAAACAATTATTTGAAGATAGCTTAAAACAACAAGCAAATAAATTAGTAGAAGAAAATGAGAAATTAAAATTATTAAATGCAGAAACAGAAAATAAATTAGCTGCAGTAAAAAGCTTAAATGAGAGCCTATAATTTAGGTTCTCTTTTTTTATAAAAATTAACAGTAAAGGAATGACAAAAATGACTAAAGATAAAAGCAGTAAATTTAAAATGATGAAACCCCCTATTAGTAGAATGGGAGGAAAGTCAAAATTAAGAAAAACAATAATAGAAATGATACCAGACCATGTGTGTTATGTAGAACCATTCTTTGGAGCTGGGTGGGTTTTCTTTGGAAAAACTCCTTCAAAGGTTGAGGTGATTAATGATGTAGATAAAGAACTCATTAATTTATTTAAAATGATTAAATACCATGCTCCTGAAATTGAAAGAATGTTAGAGTATGAATTTTCAGGAAGAGATATATTTGAAGAATATAAAAATGTTACTTTAGAACATTTAACAGAAATACAAAGAGCTGTTAGATTTTTATATCTAATTTCTCAAAGTTTTGCGGGAAAGGGTAATCATTATGGGTATGGAACTAATACCAAGCCTTCTCCACAGATTTTTTATAAAGGAGTATTAGGAGATATAAAAAATAGACTTAGAAACACTTATGTAGAAAATTTATCCTTTGAAAAAATTATAGAAAAATATGATAGAGAATATAGTTTTTTCTTTTGTGATCCACCATATTTTGAAACAGCAGGGTATGGAACAGAGTTTGGCGAAAAAGAGCATTTACTGTTAAGAGATAAATTAAAAAATATAAAAGGAAAGTTCTTAGTAACTATAAATGACCATCCAAAAGTAAGAGAATGGTATAAAGATTTTAATATTAAAGAAGTAAAAGTAATGTACTCCGTATCTAATCAAGCAAGTGCAAGAAAAGAATATGGGGAATTGATAATAACAAATTTTTAAAAATAAAAGAAAGAAGGAATGTAAAATGTTAAAAGGAATAGACGTATCAGAACACCAAGGAAGAATAGATTGGGAAAGAGTAAAAGGTAATATAGATTTTGCTATATTAAGAGCAGGATATGGAAGAAATAATATAGATAAGCAATTTATAAGAAATATAGAAGAGTGTAATAGATTATGTATTCCAGTAGGTATATATTGGTTTAGTTATGCTTGGAATGAAGAAATGGCTAAGAATGAAGCTAGATATGTGCTAGAAGCCATTAAAGGTTATAGAGTTGATTATCCTATAAGCTATGACCTAGAATATGATACTTTAAACTATGCATCTAAAAATGGAGTTACTATAGGAAAAAGATTAGCTACAGATATGGTTAAGGCTTTTTGTGATGAAATAAACCGTAACGGATATAGAGCTATGAACTATACTAACCAAGATTTCTTATTAAATAAATTCTATATGAATGAGTTAACTAATTATCCATTATGGTATGCATGGTATAACTCTAAACTTAATAGAGATTGTGCTATATGGCAATATTCAGAAAGTGGACAAATACCAGGGATTGGTGGAGCAAGTGTAGATATGAATTACTGTTATGAAGATTTTTTTAAGCAGGATTTTACATTAGATAATGCTACTACTTGTAATGTAGATACTGAATTAAATATAAGAGCAAACGGAACTACAGGTGCAACTATAGTCGGAAGAATACCTGCAGGAGAAAGATTCAGAATTAAATGGGTAGATTCTGATTATTTAGGATGGTATTACATAGAGTACCAAGGTATTACTGGGTATGTAAGTCAAGACTATGTAGAAAAATTACAAATGGCTACTACTTGTAATGTCGATTCAGTTCTTAATGTTAGAGCAGAAGGTAATACAAGTTCTAATATAGTAGCTACAATTAATCCAGGAGAAGTATTCAGAATAGATTGGGTAGATTCAGACTTTATTGGCTGGTATAGAATAACTACAGCTACTGGAGCAACTGGATTTGTTAAATCAGATTTTGTAAAGAAACTATAATAAAAAGGCTAGGTGGGGTTAATTCCTACCTAGCCTTTTTTATTTAAATTTAAACATTTATTTATGATTTAACATAAATTCTTCTAAAGCAACTGTAAGGATCTCTTGCATCTTTAATTCTCTATGTTCATTACAGAACTGAGTAAATTTTTCAGAAGTATTTTTATAAAGTTTAAATGTACGAGGAATTATATCTCCTTCTAGTACGCTAGAATCAATTTTAAGCGACTTTCTTTCTGTACTACTTAGTAATTCTAGTATTTCTTTTTGTTGCTGTTCAAGTTTCTCCACCCTTTTAATTAAGGAATCTTCATTAATCTTTACAAAGAATTGTTGTTCCTTATCAAATACAAAACCTTCTTTCTTCATTATCTCAAATATTTCATTTCTTTTTACTTTTAGCATCTTTGCTATTTGGTTAATGCTCATACCATTTACAACTAAAGAATTATTGATTTTTTCTACTAAATTACCCTTATCCACATTACTCACATTATCCACATCCTTACATACTAAGTGTACTTAGTATTACTTTACAATAATTTCCACTATAAAGCAATAAAAAAAGAACCTAGTTTCAACCTAAGTTCTTAAAAAGATTATTCTAAAGACTTTTAATACATTTTTTTGCAGCTAATATTTTAGACTTGTCCAATTTTGAAATATCAAAATATTCTACTTCACCAAATCTTGCCTTATAAAATGCAATCCTATTAATTGAATAAGTTTTAGATCTAAAAAAACCTTTTTCATCTTGATTTATTTTATTTAAAATATAGTATCCCATTAATTGCAAAACATTTTTAGACATATAGCCATAATTTTTTGTAGTCTTAAAATCATATAAAGTTTTATCTATTATTATGTCTGCATCAGCTCCTCCAACTATATCACTTGCTTTATTGAAAGTTGGATTAAAAATTACTTTACTTCTAGGGTTGATTAAATCAGTATCTATAAAGTCTTTAATAAATACTTCACAAAGACTCATTAACTCTTCTATAATAACTTCACTTTCTTCATTAAATAAATTTATTAATGTATTATCTAAATAAGCTAATCCTCCCCTATAAATACCATCTAATTTAGCTAACTTTATAGAAAATACTGCCAATTCTCTACTAATAGCTAATTTGTTAATATCATAATAAAATGTATTATTATTTATAGAAAATATTTGTTCTTTACAATAAGTTTTTATATGCTTTTCACCATTTTTCATAAGATGTTTTAATTTACTAGAAGTTTCTTCATCAATGATTTCATGTATTGGTTCAGCAATCTTAAAAGCTATAAGATTATCTACACTAACATAACTAAAGGTGTATTTAGATATTATAAATCTTGCTAAATAGTCAAAAGCTGTTCCTATTAAAGTTGATTGATATGGGTTTTCTAAATTGTATTTTACTTTAAGCTCATATTCTTTCGAAAATGGTTTTTTCCCAGAAAATGTACTAAACTCTTCTTTCTTAGGTTTAATACTCTCTAAAGCATTTTTAAGTTTTAGACACCTTTCACTTTTACCAGAAATCATGCTCACTAAACTCATAAAATAACCACCCTTCTTTATATAAAAATATCATACTAAAGTAATACTAGTGTTATTAATAATTCAAATAAAGACTAAGCATTAAGCCTAGCCTTTATCAACCAAAGTAATACTAATACTACTAGAAATACTCATAATCTTCGAATATATTTCCTTCAAAATTGCTTATAAAATCTAAAGCATCACATCTTAATTTTAAAGCTTTTTCAAAATTATCAATTATTTCCTTTGAATTATAAACTTCTTCCATAGTAGAAAATGCTATAGAAAATTTATATTTTCTACTATCACTACAACATTCTATTAATCCCAAAGGAATTATCTTTTCTTTTTCTTCCTTTATCTGAATTTTATTTTTTTCAAAAAACTCATTTGTAAAATTTTTAGCCTCAATTCCATTAATCCTAATATGTGGATCTAATGAAACTATAAGGTCTTTAAATCTTATACTACTACTAGGTTCAACACTATACTCAACTAAATAGCACATTGGGAACCCCGTTCTATTTCTTGCAATTTTATAATTTTTATTTATTTTGTATTTATCAAATATTTTATCCATAGTTCTCTCCCCTTTTATAATTTATACTTTTATAATATACATAATAATATCTTTTTTCAATAAATCTAAAATTTTTCTTTACATAATTTATTACATGTAATACAATGTATTATATAGATAGATTACAAAGTATTATTTGTAATACAGATAAAGGAGAGATTAAAATGAAAATCTTAGGATTAGATAATGGATATAATTATACTAAGACAAGTAAAAACATATGTATATTAAGCACAGTAGAAAAAGGACATGATGATTATAATAATGTCTTAGAAATGAACTTTAATGGAGAGAACTATATAATAGGCGAACCAACTGGTCAATATATAGTTGATGCAAATAAATTTAAAACAGAAGAAGGAAAAGAGCTTCTTAGAATAACAACATTAGCTGCTATTGGTTTAAGTTATCCAGAAGAAAGTGTAATAGATGTTAGTATAGTAGCTGGATTACCAGTAGCATTTTATGCAGATCAAAAGGAAGAACTAACAAAATTAATTAAAGGTTTAGATGATTCATGCATAGAAATTAATAAACTAGGAAAAAAACAAATCATTAAAATAGATAAAGTTATGGTATTACCTCAAGCATGTGGAATAATAATAGAAAAGAATAAAAAAAATGAATCAAGTTTAGTGATTGATATCGGAGGGGGTACTTGGGATATCGCTCAATTTGATGGCTTAAAATTGGTCGAAAAAGCAACATATGAAAAAGGTATGCTAGTTTTATACTCAGCTATAGCTCAGGAATTAAATTCAAAGTATTATACTAAATTTGAAACTTCAGACATTCAAAATATAATTGATAGAAAATACTTTACAGTAGATGGAGTTAAAAAAGGAATAGAAGATATAGAAGAATATATAGATAACTATGTAAGAAAAATAGCTGCTACTATAAAAAGAGATTTTGATACTACAAACATAGATAACTTCTATCTAATTGGTGGAGGTGCTATAAGCTTAGAATCTTATGTAAAGAAATATTTCCCTTCTATAGAAGTTGAAAAGGAATGTCAATTTACTAATGTTAACTCATTTAAATTTATGGGAGAATTAAAATTAAAATAATTAAATTATAGGTGTGTTACTATATGTAATACACCTAAAAATCTTATTCGAAAAAGGTGATTACACATGGCAAGGGTTGTAAAAACAGTTTCTCTTAATGATGAGACTGATAAAGATTTAATAGCTAAATTAGAATCCGTTCCTAATATATCAGATTACATAAAAGGTTTAATAGCTGCTGATATAAGAGAGAATTCTTTATTTACTAAAGATCAGAAAGCAGAAATTAAAAGGTTGATATTAAAAGTTCTTAATGATGAAAACTTTATAAAAGATAATTCAGTTAAGGCTGACAAAGATCAATTAGATGCTATTGATGAATTATTTAATGCTTAACATAATTTATATATAAGAAAGGGCTGCTTATTTATAGCTCTTTTTCAATAAATTTATCCACAATAAATTCTACATTTTTATATAATTGTGGATAAATTTATAGTAATATAGAAATTTTTGTAGTATAATGGAAACATAAATTTTGAAATTTGAAAACGGAATAAACAGCAAAAAACCCATTAAGTTCGAATGTTTTGGCCGACAGAGAACTTAACAGGTTCAACAACTTAGAGAAAGTATCTCTAATTACTTGCATATTTATATTATACGATAATTGTATAAAAAATATGCTTATTTGTCAAACTTTAATTTGATAAATTTAATGGTACTTTCTTTTAAGGATTGTTTTTTGTTCCTTAATTGGAGGTATTTTTTTATGGAAACAAATAAAAATAATAGATTTTTCACATTAGAAACAGAAACTAGAAAACAATTTTTCCAGGTCCCAAAACAATTTATGAATAAGGATTCTAAATATTACAATATGAGTTCTGATTCAAAATTATTGTATGCAATATTAGCTGATAGAAATAGTTTATCAATTTCTAATGGTTGGATAGATGAAAATAATAGAGTTTATTTTATAGCAACTATAGAAAACTTAATGGAGCTTACAGGCTGGGGAAATCAAAAAGTAGTAAAACAACTTAAAGAATTAAGAAAGTTTGATTTATTAATTTCAGAACAGAAAGGTCAAGGTAAACCTTCTTGGCATTACCTATTACAAATTGAAATTGAAAAAGAGCTTGAAAACCAGTCATACCAACAGAAGTGTGAAAATCACATTTCTAGAAGTGTGAAAATCACATCTCAAGAAATGTTAAAATCACACTGTAATAATACTAATATTAATAATACTAATATTAATAATACTGATAATTCTTCTTCTAACGAAGATGAGGAAGAAGAAAGAAAGAAAGAAGTTATTAAGCTTTTACAAATATGCCAAAACAATAAGTTTAAATTAAAGAAAACTGATATTAAAGATTTATTAAGCATTTATGATTTTAATAAAATAGCTAAAGCAATACTAACAGCTAGTGCTACAAATACTAAAATTAAAAACTATAAAGGTTATCTTCTTGCAACTTTAAATGATATTGATAAAGTTAAAAAGGTTGAATTTAACATAAATGAAGAAAACTCTAAGAAATCAAATGTAAACTTTACTCAAAGAGATTATGATTATGAGCAATTAGAAAAAGAACTGTTAGGTTATGATTTAAGTGATGAAAATACTTATCATATTCCAGATATTGATGAAACATTAAGAAAATATAACAGTTAATTGAAATTATAAATGGAGGTAATATGAATTTTTATCAAACGCTTATAACTACTTTGATTACAATTATAGTTACAACTTTTGTAAATGCCATAGTATTTGTTATCAAACAAAAATTTAATAATAAAATAAAAGAATTTAATGACTTAAAAATTAAAACTATTGAGATTTTAATTAAATATGAAGATATCATGGCAGATCCTTATTATTCAGGATGGCTAGAAAGAGATTTAAATTTAAAAGAATTAGTTTATAAAGCTAAATTAGATATTAGAACTTTAGCAGCTCAATGGAGTTCATTTTACATTAGCAATAAAGAAGGATTATTTAATAAAAAAAGTAATATTGCTAAAGAAATAAGCAACGAATTACTAATTTTATCAGACAGATTATTTGCAGAAAATACTTGTCAGAATGAAAATGAAAAGGGAAATAATAGTATTTTAAATAAAATAAAGACTCTTCTAAAATTAAAAGAATAGAATAGAGTTTAAATATAAAACTGAATAAAATCAAAGAGCTAAATTTGCTCTTTGATTTTTATATAACATCCATACTTGCAACAATTAAAAATTAATTCTTCTGAAGAATAATAGTTTAATAGTTTTATAGGACAAATTTCTAAAACATTAGAGATCCTAATTAATAAATCATAACTTGGAGCATTTACTCTATGTTCAAGTTCACATAAATAAGACCTGCTTATATTTAGTTTTTCAGCAAGTTCTTTTTGTGTTAAATTATTTTTTCGACGATATTCTTTTAAAAATTTAATCACCTCCTAACATTCTATAATAACATTAAATTTTATTTAAAACATTAGGAAATTAAAACCAAAAACTCAAAAAAAGTCGAACGGTTCGCTCCAATCGACATAATATTAATGCTATAATATTTATGAAAAAAGGGGAACTCATGTTCTCGTATTTTATGTTTTGTTTGAGGTGAATATAAATGAAAGAAGAAATAATAAAATTAATTAAAAAAATAGAAGATGAAAGAATATTAATGATATTATACGGAGTTTTACAAAATATAAAAAAACAGGATTAACTAATCCTGT